TCCTTCACGCCGCACAGCAGCTTGCGCTGCTTCAGGCAGGCTTTCAGCACGGCCGGGGCGAAGGCGCCGATGCCGTTGGTTTCCACCACCACGCGCGGAACGGCATATTGCTCGATCAGGTCGCACAGTTGCCATACCTGCCCGCCGGTGATGGTCTTGCCGTCCTCGGCGAACTCGGCCACGTCTCCGGTTAGCCTGGGCGTGCGGTGCAGATAGCGGCAACCATGTTCGTCCTGCAGCACCATCGCCACGGCCGAAACGTCGCTTTTCAGCTTGCCAGATGACGGGTCCCAGCGGCAGGCCATGCCGGCAATGCGGGCCTTCCCGAGCCACATGGACACGGCACCATTCGCCCGCCGGATCTCCGGTTCGACCGCATAGCGGATGATCCTGTCAGGGTTGAGGCGCACTTCCGATACCGGCTTGCTGTGGAGCTGATACTGACTGTCCCACTCGTTCAGGGTGCGGCATTGCCGGCGGCGCTTGGCCATTTCTTCCGGCGTGAAGCGTTCCGGCCAGGCGCAGCCCGCATAGCAATCAACCACGCGGGCGGGCGGTTTGGCAAAGACCAGTTCATTGCCCTCCACCCTGTAATCGAGGCCCGGCTTCAACAGGGCGGCAAATTCGCCGATGCCGGCAAAGACGTATTCCGGCCTGAATGGCAGCTTGTAGCGCGCCCTGGTTGCATTCTCGATGCGGTGCTCATGTTGGAAAAGCGGGATTCTCAGCACGTCGGCCCCCAGCCTGCCCTGCTCGTCATAGATGGAATCATGCGTATGCGGCGTGCCGACGAACAGGCGCCGGCCACCGGGCACGAGAATGTGAATCTGCTCGCCCAGGCGGTAGCGCAGCTTCTCGCGGGCCTCGGGCGTGGCGATGTTGCGCGGCACTTCCACGTCGTCATTCTGGATTTCATCGGCACGGGATGACGTGATGTTGGACAGGATGCCGGCCGCCTGCATGGACGGGTTGCGCTGGTCGGTCGCGCCCGGCACCCACCAGAAGGAAATCTCCCCTTCGATACCCACGATATTGCGCGTGAGCGGGTGATGCATGAGGACGTGCTTGGTGTCTCGAGCCGTCTTGTAGGCCGTGCCGTCCTGGTCGCCCTGGTGCAAGATGCGATATTGCGGGTTGCGGTAGTAGCGCCAGGCGTTGTAGACGGCTAGGTGCGTCGACTTGGCCGCCCCGCGGAACACCTTCAGGACGCCAAGGTCGCCGCGGTTCTCCAGCCAGTCGGCCATCGTGTAGTGGAAATCCGGGACATCCCATCCCTGATATTCCGCCCACAGATGGAAGAAAACCGGGTAACTGACCGGCTCGGACATTTCACCTGGCGGGCGTGCCGTCCTTCGCCCGCTTGAGGATGGCGTCGACCTCGCCGCGCGCCCGCTTGATCATGCGGTCGACGGCCTCCTTTTCCTCGTCCGGGTCAAGGTTGAACCGGCCTTCCCGCGTGCGCAGCATGATGAAGCCCTCGATCTTGGCCGCGACGGTGAGCGACTCCTTGGCCATCTTGGTCAGGAAATAGCGGTCGCCCCGGTCTTCCCGGCTTTCGATGCCCAGCTCGTCGGCGGCATTCAGTTCCTCGATGGCGTGATCCACCGCCTTGTCCTGAATGGCGCGCAACTTTTCTTCCTGATCCTTGCTGATTGCCATGTCACTCTCCTATCGCCGCGCCGAGGTTCGGCGCCCTGTCCGGCAGGGTTTCGCCGGGTGTCCACCACCAGTCCTGCCCGTATTCCTTCGCCGTCTTGCTGCGAATGTGCGACAGATAGCCCGGAGAAAGCGCCTCCATCGCCTGCTGCCAGATTAGGTGGTCAATGGCGGCCTTTGCGTACCAGATGTTCCCGCCCGGCACAAAGCCTTTCGCATCCTGCAATGTTTGCGCCCAAAGGTGCGTTTCCTTGCCCTCCATTGCCTTCTTTGCGGCGGTGAGGGGTTGCACCAGTCCCATTTCGAGCAACGGGCCGACTGTCGGCCCGGCCAGCGCCTCGACCGGCCCGGAGCCGTAACGAGTCTGATTGACCGAATAGAGGAAGTCGCCATACATGCCGAGCGCCCCGCCCTGCAGGAATGCCGCGGGCCAGAACTTCCAGGCATGCTCAGGTGAAAGCATGTCGCGCGGATCCTTGCCGGAGAGCATTTCCCGCGTTTGTATGAGCATGGCACCGGCAAGCGTGGTCGCCGTCACCAGATAAGCCGTCATTGCCGCCTTGCTGACTGGCGTGTCCTTGTTCGCCACGGCATCCCCCATGCGGTGAAACATCGCCCAGGGGAAGGATTTGAATTGCAGCACAGAGCGAGCAATTTCCCCCTTGACCGTGCCGCGCTGCAAGTCACCGTAGAAGGCGGCGCGCTCCTTCCAGCCAGGCGTTACGATGGCGAAATCAGCTTCGGAATTGACGGCACCGAGCAACTTGACGATGGCGTTGCGCTTGGCATCGGCGTCGATGCCTTCGATGCGGCTGATTGCCTCCGGCGTCAGGGCGGTCTTGTTGCCGTGGCCCAAGTCCTGCAATTTGGCCTGCTGCCAGACTTGCCAGTCCGCCTCGGTGATGCCGTAGTTTTTCAGGGTGCGGATGTCGGCCCCGTCCAGATCGGAAAATCCCCTGCCTGCGGCAATCTGGTCGCCGATGGCGCTCATGAGCGAAGCGCCGAATGCCCCCTTGCGGAAGTCGTTGATGGCGTTCATGCCGGTAACGCGCATGACAGCGTTGGCCAGCTTGCCGGTGAAGCCGGTCTGCCCCAGGCCCTCATAGAAGCGCGCCAAGCCACTGCGCACTCTGTCCAGCATCAGCCCTTGCTGTTGCAGCAGCCGGCGGTCGGCCGCGTTCGCCGGATTCAGCACGGCCAGCTCGGTGCGCCACCGCTGCATCATCGGCAGATTGTTCAGGTGGCTTACCGCTTCCATCATCGGCTTGTCGCCGAACAGCGACGCCAGCGCAGCGCCGCCCAGCTTGCCGGCGGTGTTCAGGTGCGCAATGGCATCGGCGGCATTCGATAGCGTGGCATTGGCTGTCGGCTTGATCCTGCCGGCGGCATAGTCGTACAGGATGTCGAGCTTGACGGCCTGCCCCTCAAGGCTGCTGGTCTTTGTCGGCTCGGCAATGGTTGCCGCTTTCAGGGCGCGGTCGCGCAGGGTGCGAAAGGTAATGTCAGGGTTCGGCCCAAAATGCTCGATGAAGGCAATGTCGCGCGCCATCGTGTCGATATGGCCGAGCAGGATTTCAGCTACGGTGCGCTCGCCAAACTGGCCCCAATATTCGATTACGCTCTTGGCATCCTTGAAATGAATCTGCCGACTCTCGGCGTGGCGGTTCGCTTTCTTCCCGATGCCGGAAAATTTCCCTGGTTCGGTGTTGGCGTGGCCGTTGGTGGCAATGGTGTCCCATGCCTTGCCGAGAAACTCGCGCATCCTGGCATCGTCCCACGGCTGGCCAAGGTCATCGGTATAGCGGCTGCGGTCGAGTTTCGGCAGGATGGCCTCCACCCAGGCATCGCGGCCGGCAGAGGCGACCTTGACCTGCGAATGATGCTGCGGCATGCCCCAATCATCGCGCTTGCCGACATCGCCGCCGCCTTGGTTGATTACCTGCCGCGCTTCCTCGGCGGCGTCATGGAAGGCTTTCGCCCCACGCGCCGCCAAGGCATCGCCGGTATTCTCGCCGCGCAGTTCGCGCACCAGCGTCAACAATTTGTCGTTCGATTGCCAGAAGCCCAGCCAGTCATTGCCAAGCGCATCCCATGCTTGCAGCAGCTTCGAACGGAAATAGGCTTGATGCCCTGTTACGCGCTGTTCCAGGCTTTCCACATGGGAACGGCCGGAATAGTCGCGCACGATGGTTTTTTCGACCGCCTCCAGCGGCTTCAATCCGGCGGCGATGTTGGCGTCTGCGTCTGCAGCCCTTGACGACAAGGCGGCGACCTGCAGATGCGCCTGCTTCTGCTTGATGGCGGCCTCATGAATCAGATCATCGGCAGCACGCCTGGCGGCCTGTTGGACGATGTTGTCGAAGATGTCGCCGGTTTTCGCTTCGGCACGCCCTGCCTTGATGTCCAGCGCGGCCTTGTGCACGCGCTCGTAGATGCCCCTGACTTCATCGTCCGTCAGTTGCCGGCCGGCGGCCTGTGCCACCCGCAGGACGCAATCCCTGTAGCTCATCTTCCACCCCCAAGCAGGCAGCCGGCGGCTACCTCGAACAGCTTTGCGTCCTCCTGGGCGCGCATGAAATCCGTTTCCGCATCGTCAAGCCATTGGCGCGGCGTGGTGGTGATGTCCGATCCATCGGCATTCTTGCCGATGACAATGGGCAGGTCGGGGTGCTCGGCGGCGAAGCGTTGCGCGGTTGAGGCGAGCGGGTCTAGGCCGGCTGTTTCGGTGTCGGCTGGGCGGGCGGTTGCGGCTTCTGCTGGTCGCGGCGCTGGTTGATCCGCTTGGCCGCGGCCATCAGGCGTTGCACCGGCGTCCTGTTGTCTTGCGGCGTGCTCATCGACAATCCTTTCCGCCTCACGAATGAAGGCTTCTCTGTCATTCTCGTACCTGGTCGCGGCTTTTTCAAGGGCGCCTTCATCTATTTTTGCCGCCCTTGCAATGGTGTCGGCGTCCGCAATGTCGCGGATATGCCCATCCAATCCCTCGGCCATCAGATCATTGGCCACCCTGGCGCGCTCGGCTTCCTCGATGCCTTCAAGCCTTCGCAGGGCCGGCACAATGCGCTCGTTGGCATATCCCAACATATAGTCGATCAGGCGCTGCTCGGCTGGCTTGAGCGGTTCGCCGGAAAGCGCCTTGCTGATGGCCTTTTGCGCCTTGGCTTCGGAAAGGTCTTTCGGACGCCCCGGCCACCATTCGGCCCTCGGCACCCATGACGAGCGCCCCGTAACCTGTCCGCTTTGCGGATCGCGGATGATTCGGCCGCCAACTTCGGCCCACCCCGTCTCGTTGGCCATTGCCTCTATTGCAGAGCGGTAAAGCGGATCCTGAATATCGGGTATCGGTTTTGCTGTGGCACGTTCCGCTGACGCCTCTGACTCAATTGCAGCCTTTTTGGCCTGCTCCGCCCTGGCTTCGAATTCCATTTCCGCCAGCACACGTTCCGCTTCCGCCTGCCTCGCCGCGTCCAACTCGTACCGTCCCGCCGGCATGTCTTCGACGTTCACCGGCCTGTCGTTCGCCAGATCATCGAGTGCCTGCCGCATCCTGGCGACGTGGGCGTTGACGTCCTCCACGTCCACCGGCTTGCCGGGCAGACTGTCGGCATTCAGGTGCTGCGCCTGGCGCAAGGTGGCCAGGGCGTCGACTTCGGAAGGCTTGAGGCCTTTCCCCCACTCGGCCAGCTTGGCATGCCATCTGTCGCCCTCGGCGCGCATCCTCGGGTTGATGTGGGCGATGCCGCCGAAGGCGGCCCCAAGCAGCACGTCAAGGGTCATCGCCATCGGGTCGAACGTCTTGAATTCCTCCGCCCCCGGCGTGTCTTCCAGCAGTTTGGCCGATGCGGCACGGGTTGCAAGCCCTTGCGCCACATTGAAGCCTGCCCCGCCCATCAGGACGCGCTGCGTGAGCGTCTGGCCGAGAATGGGCACCCATATCCCCAAGCCGAGGCCGGCGGCCTGCACGGCGCCGACCGCCTGCGCTTTGTCCGCATCGACGCCTTTGCGCACCAGATCCTCGCCGGTGGATAGCTGAGTCTGCGCAACGGTCAGGGCCGGCGAAGCCATCACCATCGGCAAGGTGCCGAGCAGTTGCCCGACGATCTGGCCAGCCGCGCCGACCTCAGTCGGTTTCGGTGTCCAGGAATCGACGGCCCGCCCGAAGATTTCGTCGTGCGCCTTGAAAAACTTGTCCTGCAGCTCGGTCGAGTTTGGCGACTTCTCCAGGGCCATCGCCAGCGGCGCTGCAGCCATGCTGGCAGCACGGCCCGCCTTGGCGAAAGTCTGCATGGCCACCTGACCGCTGCCGCGCAGGAAATTGTCGAACATGCCCGGCTCAGGCTCTCTCACGGGCCGCAGGCTGGCCAGCCTGTTGTCCACTTCCTCGC